ATGGTCTTTATGTTGAGTTTCACAATTTCTATAATCAATCAGAGTCAAAACCAGAGGCCAATCAATCGGAAGTTGAAAAAGCTATTGTTTCCGGCTTTGAAATCTTTCAAAATGACTCTAGTGATCAGATGCTTGCCATGTCTGATGATATTTTAAACCAGCGAAGTGACGCTCAACCAGACACTATGGTTGCCGACACTCCAACTTCAATAAAAAGACAACAGGAATCTAAAACAATGAACCAAGATGAAATCAAAAAACTAATTAAAGAAGCTTTTACGGACAAAGTTTATGGCAAGTACCCATATAGCCATCGCCCAGGTGATGAAGAAGAGCCGGCAGCAGACTATGCCGAAGACTGGAAGAAATTTTGTCTAGAAATCATAAGAGATCAGACTAAATTAAAAGCTATAACCTTGGCAAAAATACTAGTAAAGGATCTAGAACTTTTTGAGGACGTTCTAGATCTCGCAGGACAAAATCAATCAATTGGTTCAGAAATCCTAAGAAAAATGGAAGAAGCCAAAAAAGATATGTTATGATAGTGACAATGAATCCATTGTCAAAAAAAAGATGGGCCTCAGGCTCAGGTGTGCTACACTCATTTGAAGATATAGAAAAAGAAGTCTTAACACACTCTAAAAACAATAAAATATTTATTGGATCAGATTCATTTCTAACAAAAAAACGAACATGTTTTGTAACAGCCGTCTGCCTTTTAACAAAAAATAAAGGAGGCAAATACTATCTTTACAAAGAATATTTAAAAACAAATCAATTTAATATATTATCAGTGAGAATTACCGAAGAAGTTAGGAGGTCTATAGAGTTAGCTGAGTACTTCATGGACACTTACAGCGTTTTGCCTCAAAATATCGAACTTCATCTAGATGTATCCCCATTTGCAGCAAAAAATGGCACTTCTAAGTTTTCAGACATGCTCAAAGGTTATGTACAAGGGTACGGATTCGGGTGTAAACTTAAACCAAATGCTTGGGCTTCACAAACAGTTGCGGACAAACACTCAAAATGAATACAGAACCTAGAGTATTAAGCCCTTCAATATTTACAGTATCTTTCAACGACATGATTGACATATGGGTTGAGACAATGCACCCAAATGATAATGTTGTTGTTATATGGGATGCGACGAAACATTTAGATTTAATAAAAGCATCTGGTTTTCTTTTAGATGATAAGGTTTTGTTTGATAATAAGGTCTTAACTATACTACTTGATGATATAAGAGACTGTTTTTATGTTATGGATGTTTTAGGGGCTGCTGAGGACCACCCATTCATACAAATCTACACAGGTGGTAGGATACTAACTGATAATTTGGAAAACTTACGAACAGACCTTGACGAACTTCCTAATTAATATATGAAAGACTACTTTAAAATGATTTTAGATCTATTAATAAGGGACAATAAAGAAAAACACGAAGAAGACGATGCTCGTCCTTGTATTCAACTTGAAATACAAGATGAACATACCATATATTCAGAAAATAATCAAGAGGATGATGAAGAAAAAGAATCTTCTGTCATCATTATTGATATTTAAGATATCGAGGCTAAAAAATGATCAAATTATCAATAAAAAATGAAAAATTCACAAATTCTGGTCTCTTGGTACCAAAAAATACCTTAAATCCAAAGCTCTGGACAGATATGGAGATAGACCCGGAGGCTCAAGCACAACTGAAGGCTATTGCGGAAGATGTAATTAAGAATATGGAAATAAATGCTGATGTGAAAGACGTCATCATCACAGGGTCCTCTGCATCTTATAATTGGCACTCAGGGTCCGATATTGACCTTCATATCCTACTTGACTTTACAGAAATCGACAAAAACCTTGAATTAGTTAAAAGAATGCTGGATCAATCAAGAATAAATTGGAATAAAACTCACGATATCTTTATTAGAGGTCATGAAGTCGAGTTATACTTTCAAGATATTAATGAACCACACGAATCGTTGGGTGTCTGGTCAATTTCAAAAGAGGAGTGGGTTGCAGAACCTGTAAAACTAAATCCTGAGCTTGATTTGCGAACTGCTGAGAAGAAAGCAGAACATATCGCCAAAGCTATCGACCATGCAGTGGAGACTTTTGAGAGTGGAGATAACCTCGATGCTTATGAGTATGCTACTAAAATCAAAAAGAAGATAGCAAACTTGCGTTCTGCCGGGCTTTCCAGAGAAGGGGTATACTCTCCAGAGAATTTAGCATTTAAGATGCTTAGAAACTCAAACTACCTTGAAAAGCTTTCAAATATAAAAATTGACTCATATGATAAAATGATGTCAATCCAAGAGATGTATATAAAAGACTATTTTAACTCAAACAAGAACAAAGAGCACATGGAGTTTGAAGGAAAATATGATCTAGAAGAACTGCTCGACCCCGATGGTCCAGCGCCTTGGGGAGAAACTGAAGATGTATGAATATTTTGATTTAGGCTTGATTTTTATTAATCTATTGTTCTGTGGCTTGCTTTTACATAGGACAAATAAACTTAATGATCGCCTTGCTAAAATAGAAACACTCGCCAGAGTAACTGCTAAAAACCCAAAGATGGGAAGAAAGCTGTTAAACGAAATGGAACAATAAAGTATAATCATTTTATAACCCCTCATAAAAGGATTCAAAATGATTGCTGATATAGTTGTCGACCTTCAATACGGAGACTGCGGGAAGGGCAAGGTCGCACATGCCTTATGCCGTCAGAATAATTACACCCACGTTATTCGATATAATGGCGGCTGCAACGCAGGTCACACAATATACCATGAAGGCGTTAAATTTATAACGCATCATATTCCTTGTGGTGTGTTCTTTGGTATTAAGTCTATCATAGGTCCTGGTTGTGTTGTTCATGTTGACACTTTTCTAGATGAAATAGAGAAACTTGAAGAAGCTGGTATACCGGCAAAAGAACTTGTAAAGGTTGCAACTAATGCCCACATCATTACAGACTTTCATAGAGCACAAGACAGCAAAGACGAAGAAATTGGAACAACCAAAAGAGGTAACGGACCAGCATATCGAGACAAATATGGTCGAAAAGGTGTCAGAGCCATAGACGACCCAAGATTGAGCAACTATCTAACAAATATTTATCTTGAACTTTATGAAAATGAAGAATTTGATGATATTGAAGTCCTTTTTGAAGGCGCCCAAGGTTTTGGCTTGGACGTTGACTGGGGTGACTATCCCTATGTTACCTCTTCTCACTGTACAGTTGGTTCTGCTCTTCTTAACGGTGTTCCTCCAAGTGCAATAAGAAATACTTGGGGTGTTGCTAAGATATATGAAACATACGTTGGTGCAAAAGAATTCGAGGGCCCATATGATGAATTTGATGAAATTAGAGAACTTGGCCAGGAATATGGCGCCACAACTGGTAGACCAAGGCAAATAAATTGGCTTGACTTTGATTTATTAAAAATGGCGGCAAGGATTAACGGAATTAACAAACTTGTTGTTAACAAAATGGATATTCTAGATGCCATAGGCAAATGGCATGCGTATAATGGGCCACACATACTTCAGTTTGATAGTCGAGAGGATATGGAATTTTGGATAGAAACAAAATTAGAAATGGAAGTATCTGAGGATATAGAAACATTTTTTTCTGGAGACAAAGAACACATTTAACCTAATTATGGTATGACTAAAGATCAAAAATATAAATTCCTATTTGAAAACTGGCGCTCCTTTTTAAAAGAAGAAGATAAGGAGTCTCCTGAAGAGGATGAAGACGAAGTTAATTTTAGGAGCCAAGTAGATCTAACTGATCCCGTGGAAAAAGGCTCTAGCTGGGATGCTCTTTCTGATTATGTTGGAGACACTTATATGATGATTAAACAAAAGTACCTTGGCTCTCCCGATTCATCAAAGGGTGAGACTGATGAGTATGGTTTAGATGCTCCGATTGCAAATCAAATGACAGCCCTCAACAAAGATACGAGAGAAGAGCTAAAAAGTTGTGCCAAAAATTATTTACATTCTGGACCAGGCAAAAAGTGTAGAATAAAAGAACCTCATAAACTACCAAAACAACTTCGAGATTTCTTTTACAAATCCATGAAAGAAGAGTGGGAAAAAGCAAAAAAAGAAGCAGGCGATTCCCAAGAAGATAAAACTAAATTAAGCATATATAGTTCAAATTTTGAAACTTTCTTGGCGCTCTTAAAAAAGACCCCACCGCACCAGAAGCCAGAACAAAAACCAGTATCTAAATCTTCTGCCAGCAGCTCAGCACCAAACAACGATCATGTTAGTGTAGTTCGTCAAGAGCTTAAAAAATTCAAAGATAAGACCACAGGCAAACAAATTAAAGAAAAGGACCGACGGACATGGGAACATATAGCGAAATATTGGAAAAATATCAGACGCAACGACCTGGCTACGGGCACTTTGGCAGGCAAATACAGGATAGATACATGGGCCGATGACATGAAATGGAGCGCAGCATTTATACAATATTGTATGCGGGGTAATAATGAGTTTAAAAAACTTGGATATAAATACGGTAAGTGGGCCGGCCCGGGAAATCACAAGTGGTATTGGATGGCCGCAAGAGAAAACACCAAATCGCTAAAAAATGGAACTCTGCCTGAAGATGATTGGTTTTTTCTTACCGCAAAGCAAATGAGAGAGATTGGCTATAGTCCTCAAGTAGGTGACATAGGTATGAGTCCTAATATGCATGGAGATATATATATTTCTCCGCGGAAGAAAGTCGGCGGAAATGTAAGCGACTCTGTCAGGCGTGCTTATACCAAGACAGTTGCAGTTGTAACCCAAAATACTGAAGCTAAAGAAAAGTTTTTAAAATTTCACAATGCTAGAAACCAAAACACAGTTTAGGAATAAATAATCAATGGCCATAACAAACATTGAAGATAATTACGTCTTAACAAACTATAGCTCATCTGTAGATGAAAGACGACAGAGAGACCCAAGCAATGATGCTGCTGGTGTTAAAGCGGAGGGTACTATTGTAATAATGGCATCTTCAACAGGTGATTTAGACGGCGGAACAGTAACAATAACAAATCACGTCGGCCTACAAAAGGTTTATATTTTTGATGATGACTCTGATGGTAACACAGGAACTCTAGACGGCTCTAGTCGAGTAAGAGTACAAATAAGCGGATTTGATAAATCAGCTCACGCTACACAGTTAAAAACAGCTATTACACATGATAATGGACACGGAAGTACAATTACCATTCTAGGGCCAGACGAAGACTCTACCGGGGATGGAAAGCTGTATCTAACCCAAAGTGTCGCCGGCGATAGCGGCAATGTTGATATCACCAGTGATATAAATCCTGGATTCTTAGAACCAAACGGATTTGAAAGTGGGTCTACTGGTGCTATAGCTTTTAAGGACGCGACTGTGGCACCATTTATATTGTCTACAAGGTCGACACAGAATTTGCGAGGACAAACTGTAAGTGCTCGCTATCGAACTTTTCTTGGTGAAGATAGAACATAAAACTACTTATTTATAGTTGTTTTTTTATTTTAGGAACTATAAATGCAAAACTTACAACCTTTTATTGACAGTCTTCAAAAATTTGCCCAAAAAAGGCTTGATTTTAAAGAACCACCAAAGCTTTTTTTAAAACAAGACCAAGAAAACGCTAAAGATGTATTTGGTAAAACCGCATTTTATGACCCAAATGAAAAATCAATAACCATTTTTACAACTGGTCGTCACCCAAAGGATATACTTCGCTCAATTGCTCATGAGTTAGTTCACCACTGCCAAAACTTGCGTGGTGATTTAAGTCCTGAAAAATGCGGATCAATGGGTACTGACTATGCTCAAAAGAATGACCATATGAGAGAAATGGAAAGAGAAGCTTATGAAAAAGGAAACTTATGCTTTCGCGACTGGGAAGATGGAATAAAGGTCGCGATGCAACAAGAAAATAACCAACTAAAGGAGAACAAGAAAATGGTTAAGATATCAAAAAAAGAACTTAAGGGTCTCATTGGAAAGATTCTTGAGGCAAGATTAGAGAAAGAGCAAACAGAAGAATTAGAAGAGGGCAGCTGTGTGCCTGGGGGTAAGGCTCACAAGCGCGACGTAAAGAAAATGGAAGAAAATGAAGAACTCGAAGAGGGCGAAAAAATGCCAGATGAAAATAATGATGGTATTCCTGACTATGCACAAGATGGAAAGGGCGCAAAGGATCTAGGCAAAGCCAAGGGTTCTGATCCTGACAACAAGGAAGAAAAGTCTGATAAAGATCTAAGTAACGTCCCTCCGCAGCTAAGAGATAGTGTTGCTAAAAAAATGAAAGAATCCAAAATTCAAACACCAGAGCAAGAAAAAGCACTTTACGAATCAAGATTTAATAAAAGAAATGAAGAAATCTTTGATAAACTAAAGAAACTTTGGACCAAGTAAGGAATCTTAAATCGTGAAAAAAGAACTTCTCTTAGAAGGTGCTGTTGCTGGACATATGAACCATATCTATGATAATGGTGAAATGACTTTTGGCGAACTAAAGCAACTTCTACAAATGGCAGTGGATGGCAAGCTACGCGGAACAGAAAAAACTGACGGTCAGAACGTTTTTCTCTCCTTTGACGTTTCAACCCAAAAAGCTAGAGCTATCCGAAACAAAGGCCACATAAAAGCAGGTGGGCTTACTGTTGAGGAGTTTGATGATTTTTTTTCCGCACACCCAAACCAAGCTTTAAGGTATAGTTTTGTTGAAGCATTAGAAGCATTCGAAGATATAATAAAACAACTAGACAAAGATACTCAATTTAAAATTTTTGGAAACAAAAAAGATAATATCTACTTTAATACAGAGGTAATGAATCCTGGAGTACCTGATGCTGTAGGTGATGACCCAAGAGGTGCCGGCACCACAAATGTAATCCCTTATGATAAGAAAACCTTGCTGGTTCATGAAGTTGGGCATGGTATGTTCGACCCAAAGACAGCATTACCGTATGATGACCCCGAGTCAAAGAAAAGAGTAGCAAATGCTTATTCTGTTTTAGAGAATGCCCTAATAGGGAAATCTACCGAAGACCCCAGTGTATTTTCTGTTGAAACTCATCCGCGCAGAAAATTAGAAAAAGCTGGTATGAAAAGAGCTAGCAAAGTGCTTCCAGATGCCATCACTGCAATTGATAATATCGTTGAAGATTTTGGACTAAATGATGCATCGACAATTCAAGATATGGTTATGGTGCAAATAAAACCTATAATTGATAGCTTTGGCCTAACAGAGGATAGAAATAAAGAATTTATTTTAAGATTAATGGGACTTTGCAAGAGCATTGATGACCCCAATAAATTAATTCCTTGTGGCACAAAAGACCCAACAACTGGAAAAAGTCTTCATTATTCACGAATAAATATCAGAGACTTGACCTCTGGGGTGCCCCAAGAGCTAACAGACAGAATAAGACAATTTGACAGCGAATTTAAATATCAAAACTACACAGCTGCTTTAAGCAAATCTTTATATGAGTTTACAAACGCAATATTACAAGACTTTGATTCCTCTTTTATCGGAGATAACCAAAAAGCCATAAAAGAACTTCAAGATGAATTAAAGCAATCTATTCAGAAAATACAAGATTCTTCAAATGAAGCCGCACAAGAAGACTTAAAAAAACAACTAGAAAAATTACAAGATGTAAAAAATGTTAATACTCCTTCAGAGGGGTTTGTTTTCAATTTTAATGGAGTCACTTACAAGTTTACTGGTTGGTTTGCTCCAAGCAACCAAATACTGGGTACAGAGCGTTATGGACGCTTTGGGCCTATAGAGCCTAAAGAAACCGAAGAAACGGACTTAGAGGGCAAAACTGGGCCTCTTACGATAGCTGTAGTGCCCGGCGCATTCAAGCCTCCTCATAAAGGTCACCTCTCTATGGTTGAATCTTTAGCTCAAAACGCAGACAAGGTGATAGTGATAGTATCAACACCACTGAAAGGCGGAAGAACGTTGCCATCTGGAAAGATTATTGATTCAGACCATGCCGTACAAATTTGGAACGCTTATCTTGATAACTCTCCTGCGGGAAGTAAAACTACTGTTATCAAGTCACCCTCTGCTTCTCCGGTAGGGGTAACTTATGATTTTGTTATGAAAGAGCCAGACCCAACTAATTTATTGATTGCTCCACCAGACGCAACTATTCTTTTGGGTTGTGGTGACAAAGAAGACGATAAAACTAGATTTCAAACGATTGCTTCTAAAGCAAGAGAGGATTTAAAAATACAGGTTCAAGTTTGCGACTTGACAGCAAAACATTCAAATGAATATTTACAAATGCTGAAAGAGCATCCTGCTATCTTGGAAGGTTTGCCATCTAACAAGAAGAGCACGGTTTCTGTTGATGACTTACATGCTTCGGACATGAGGTACATGATTGATGCTGCCGCAAGAGAGTCAATAGGGCTAACCCTGCTTCAGGACTTTGTACCAACAGCAGAAGATGCACTAGCAGTGCTTGGAATATTAGGATTAAACCCCGCTGATGGTAATGAGCCCGAAGAAGACCAGGTAGAGGAGCCAGAGCTTGATGCTGATGGCCTGCGTGAGATGATTGAAAAAAGTTTAGAAAACATGCTACAAGAAGATTTTAGAGCACAAAAAGCTCCAAAAGCTAGTCCTGATAGTGGTAAGTTTCAAAATTCTATGAAGTCTAGACTATCGAAGGCGCATGCAACCTATTTAGATATGGGTCGCAAAGATTTAACAAAACATGGTGGAGGTTTTCACCTTGATAGACCCAAGGATATTTCGAATGCTTTTCTAGCGGAAGAGCAAGAAGAAATAGAAGAAATCAGCACAGCGGTTGGCCTCCAGGGCGCACCAGCTGTAAAAAAAGAGGATGAAGAATTGAAAGAACAAGAACAGCAATTAAGAAAAACTATTAGAATAGGCCTTAGAGAGTTTTTTGATAACAAACAAAAAGAACAAGAAAACCTTATTGAATATGTCATACAAGAGCATAATCTTAGGCTGAACTTAAGAACAATGATACTCTCGGAGGCAGCTAGTGAAGATCCAACTGTTGATGTGGCTGATAGTACTGGCATTAATACCTTGAAAGATCTTCTTAAAAACTCCAATGTTCTTTCTACTCTTAGAAATGTCTACAAGACTCTCACAACTGATGAAGACCAAAAACTTTCATTTCGAGCACACATCGTAAAATGGACACAAGACACTCTAGCACCAGTTAGATTGAACGATATGAAACCAGAAGGAGAAGAGGCGCTTTCCGAAGCAGTTGGTATTGATGTTGCTGGTATTGATACCGATCCCGCGGATATTAATAAGTTTATTGATGCACAAGATGGCTCAGAAAAAGAAAAACCAGAAGAGCCGCAAGAAGAAGAGGTAATGACACCCATATCCGGCGCTGATACTACTGGTCGCAACAAGGCTGAAAGAGTTTACCCTGTGATCGAAAAGTCAATCGTTGATTATTACGGAGAGCTTGACAATCCAGAAGACCAAGAAATGTTCTATGACTATCTAATTGCCAACCTTAAGCTTTACTTTGATAAATGGGATGGTGAAATGTCTAAAGAAATTGAAGAGCCAACCAATGATGAGTATGAACAGGCTAAACAAGCTGTCTAAAATAATACTTGATATTCAAAACATAATATGCTATTTTAGTTGAGGTGGTTGGGTTCGGCAGAAAAGGACAGCATGTTATTCGATAACACATTTAGAGGTTCTAAATACAAATCAAAAAATGAAAATTTTGATTATAAAAAGAAACTTCTAGAAGAAAAAAAGATAAATAAAGATTTTTTAAATAGAATAAAGTTAGTAACCCTTGAAGAGTTAGTGTATCTTAAACTAGACTCTATAACTTCAAGTCTTAATGGTAAGTTGTTGGGCTTTCCCATCATGAAGATGTTGCCTGATATTTGTAAAGAAGCTTTTGTTCTTTTCGCTCTTTCTGTAACAAAAAATCAAAAAGATGCTTGTGCTATGCTAAACACTGATAAGGTTGGCCTTATAAATTATATGAAGCGATATAAAATTAATGTTGGAGATAAAAAATGATTGATCAAATAAGAACTGTTGAAAAACCTTGGGGCGGAGAATTAATCTGGGCTGAGACTAAAGATTATGTAGGAAAGATACTTTTTATTAAAAAAGATAACAGATTATCAAAACAGTACCATAAAATAAAAGAAGAGACAATATTTGTAAAGACTGGAATTTTAGGCTTAGAAGTTGGACAAGGTGAAGAACTGCAACAATTAGCTTTAAATGCAGGGCAAACCTACCACGTTAAGCCAGGCACTATTCATAGGTTTTGTGCGCCCTACGGAGATGTAGAGCTTATAGAAGTTAGTACCCCACATCTAGATGATGTAGTGAGATTAGAAGATGATTACAGTAGATCCGAATAAGATTTGTTATATTTTTGATGTTGATGGAACACTAACAGAGCCTAGGCAGAAAATGACTGCGAAATTTTCTGAAGAATTTAAAGTTTGGCTAGAGGATAAGCAATCTATTATTGCTACAGGTTCCGACTATAGAAAAACTAAAGAACAAGTTCCGAAAAATATTTTATCGCTCTTTAAATACACTTTTTGTTGTATGGCAAATGAAGTAAGAGATTCAAATGAAAACGTTATCGAGAAATCAGATTTTACTATTCCGATAGAACTAGAGGACTCTTTGGCTAATTTTCTCATGTGGACTAAGTTTCCTTACAAATGTGGAAATCATATTGAATTTAGAACTGGTATGATTAATTTTTCTGTTGTTGGTAGAAATGCCACCCAAGAGCAAAGAAATGAATACAATAAATGGGATAATTTAAATGGAGAAAGAGAGCACATCGCAGAGTTTATAAATAATAATTTTCCAACCCTTGAGGCAAGCATTGGTGGAAGTATATCGGTAGATATCATAGAACAAGGGTGCGATAAAGGTCAGGTTATCCATTACTTAGAAAACGCAGGAGTAACAAAAATTGTATTTGTTGGAGATAGATGCTTCCCTGGAGGCAACGATTATGGTATAATAAGAGAGTTAAAAAAATCAGATTTAGCATTCGAATGGTATAATGTTTCTGGTCCGGAAGATACTTTAGGACTAATTAGATTAAACCCCGTTTTTGGAGGAGGAAAATAATTATGAAAAAGTTTCTACATAAATTGGCCACATTGTTCGATTCAAAGCATTGCTGCTGCTGTTGTGGTTGCTGTGCGTGCGAGAGTGGCTGCTGCTAAGGAGATAAAAAATGCCAAAGTTTTACAGACAAAATAAAAAAAGAATTGACCCTCGTTATTTTTTAAACGAGACAACAAATAGAGACTTAGATGAGAGTGCCGAGAGGTTTACGGTCGACCAAGGTATTAAATTTTTAAGTGATAGGTTGCTTGATATGGCTGAATCCGGACAATACATAAACCAGAGTGAAACAATCGACACACTGCTAAAGCAGATAGATAAGTTTAAGTGTGGAAGAGTACAGGTTGACCAATCAGTTCCATCTCTAAGTCCAATGAATATTCAACAGCTCACAGGGCTTATGAATGATGAAAATATTTCTAGATTTTTTGAAATCGCAGCAATGTTGTCGAAGACAAATAACCCAGGTATCGCCGCGGGTTCTGATGGTGATGATGATGGTATTAGCGATGAAAAGGAAGCAGCATTGAGAAAAGTTATAGACAGTCCTTAAGGGGGTGACCAGGTTTCGACAGGGTGTAGATAATAATACGTGCAAGGCTGTGTGAGTGAGGTCACAGTAAAAACACTCAACTTTTTAAACGCAAACGATGACGTTGAAAATTTCGAGGATTTTGCGCTTGCCGCATAATCTTTGAGGAGGTTTTCCAGATACCTTCTTAACCGAACATCTGGATTTGTTACTTTATATTTCGATATATTTGCTGCTTAATAGTTGTCTTGTACTAAAACAAGACTAACCTTGTGAACGACGTATTATTTGAGATGTTCTGGACGCGGGTTCGACTCCCGCCACCTCCACCAACTTTTTCTTAATCACTACTAAATAAAGATACTATTTATAATATATAAGTTTACCTTGTGAGGATAGTATTATAATGGAAAAGAAAAAACTAAAAGCAAAAATAAGAAGAGTCCTTGGTAAAGAGGGCGGCGCAGCCGGAATGAAAGCTTTAAAAAAGCAGACTGATTCCTCTGAAAAAGATATAAAATCAGCAGTTGCAGATGATGAAAAAGTAGCACAACATCCAGATAAAGACTACATTCTCGCCAAGGGGAAAATACAAATCTCTGAAGATGAAATTATTGATATGATTCAAGAAGAACTAAAAATTGTTCTTGATGAAAAACGCAAAAAGAAAAAAAGCAAGAAAAAGAAAGATGATAGATGCACAAGGATAGCCAAGAGAAAATATAATGTCTGGCCATCTGCTTATGCTTCAGGGGCTGTAGTTCGCTGCCGCGCCGGAAAAATCTGGAAAGGCGAAAAATAAGATGAATATTCGCATCAAAATTCAAAAGTCTATTGATACGGCTAAATCTGACGTTGAAAAGATGCAGTGCCCTGATGCGACTCAAAACTTAAAGCTGAACACCAAAAATAGAAATGGAGCTATAAAACAAGAGCATATTCAATATGGGCCACTCAATGTTGACGAGCCTGGTATGTACTGGAAAGATATTGCAGAGTTTTGGAACACTTCAGAAAATGCAGCAAAAAAATCAAATTGCTCGAATTGTGTCGCGTTTGATATATCACCTCGCATGGATGAATGCATGCCCGGGCCAGTAAGTGACCCTGACGGGCGCCTAGGGTACTGCTGGATGCATCACTTTAAGTGTCATTCTGCTAGAGCTTGTAGAACTTGGGCAAAAGGCGGCCCAATAAAAATTGATGATAAGTCCTATGAATGGCAGGAAAAAAACGAAAACAAAATAGAAGAAAGGTGCCAAAAAGGATACAAAACTCATTCAAAAAGAAAAACGAAAAAAATGTACGGTAAAACATATAGGAACTGTGTAAAAGCAGAACAATTATCCAAATGAAAAAGCAAGAACTCATAGATATAATAAAAGAAGAACTATCTATAGTTCTTGAAAAAAGAAAAAAGAAACGCAAAAAAGCCGGCACTGAATCGAGCAAAGAATCCTCATTAAGAGATTGGTTTGGCCGTAAAGGAGCCAAAGGCAAAAAGAAAGGGTGGGTTGATTGTAACGCCCCTGATGGAAAGGGCGGATATAAATCTTGTGGTCGCTCTTCTGGGGAGAAAAGGTCAAAGTATCCGGCATGCCGACCAACTCCCGGTGCATGTAAAGAGAAAGGTCGAGGTAAATCTTGGGGTAAGAAAGCCAAGAGAGGTAAAAAATAATGAAGATTAAAATTAAAATAAATGAAGCAAGAGAGCAAAGTCAACTAAAAGAGCAAGTCGAAGACGAAGAGACTCTTATGGCGTTAGCTATGCAGGCATTGCAAAGATTAACACCAGACCAATTGGGTGATGTAATTGAAATGGCACCACCAGAACAAGTTACAGAACAAAACGAACTTTTAAACGAATATGCAACTGTTGATGGATACTTTGATTTGTATGAAGCACTTCAAGACGCAATTGATGAAGATGGCAACACTCCATGTCCACAGTGCTTATATGAGACCATGGTCGATGCCGATTGTGGCTGCCCAGATATGCTTTCAGAAGCCGAATACAAGGGTAGAAAGGTCCAACTTAATAAGCGACTCCCTGGTGATGTAAAGAAATTTAAAGCTTTTGTAAAAGGTTGCGGTAAAGATAAAAGCCGTGTAAAGAAGGTAAACTTTGGTGACAAAAAAATGAAGATTAAAAAGTCTAACCCAAAACGCAGAAAATCTTTTAGAGCACGCCACAAGTGCCACACAGCAAAGGACAAATGCACTGCAAGATATTGGTCCTGTAAGGCTTGGTGATTAGTTATGAAGCATTGGATTCACGAGGAAGGGAATAAGGGACAAGAAGTAAGAAGGCTTCAGGATGCCCTTGGTATAACTGCTGATGGTGACTTCGGCCCTATGACTAAGAAAGCAGTAGAGCAATATCAATCTGATAGCGGCTTATCTGTAGATGGCCGAGTAGGGCCACAAACAAGAGAAAATTTAGGAATACAAATCTATCCAGGCCTTGACATAAGTTCGCATCAAGGCAAGGTAGACTGGAATGGTGTTGTGTCCTCTGGAGTTGTAGATTACTGTTGGATAAAGGTAACTGAAGGAAACACTCACGTTCAAAAGACAATAAAAGAATATTTTGATGGAGCCAAGAAAGTTGGCATACCAACAGGTGGGTATCATTTCGCAAGGGCAGATCTACACAAAGACCCGACAAAAGAAGTAGAGAATTTCGCAAAGAACTGCCCAGTTGAATCGGGAGGCCTAAAACCTGTTTTAGATTTTGAGGTTTCAGATAATCATGATAAAGATTCAGCCCATGCTTGGGTTTTAGAATTTGTTCAACAGGCAGAGAAAAAGCTTGGCGTCCCATTAGTTATTTATACTGGCGCTAATATGATACGCTATTCTCTCTTTAATAAAACGGATGGCTTTGATCATTGTCCTCTTTGGATCCCCGCATATAGCAAGAAAGTGTTTTCTAAGGGTATCCCAAAGAAAAATTATGATAATTGGAAAGAATGGACAATTTGGCAATGGACAGACCAGGAAAGAATTCCCGGAGTGAACACCAAAGTTGATAGGAATTGGCTTGTAGGTGGCCCAGCAGGTCTTAAAAAAATAATGGTGGATTGAGATGGCAGACAGAAGAAGCACCATAACAGGTGACCAAATAAAAGACGGAACAATAACGTCTACAGATATATCGGGTAGTGTTATATCAGGGCAAACTTTGATAACTTCTGTTGACACTTCTAATGACCACCTGTTGATACTTGATGCAACAGATGGAGCACTTAAGAAAGTCGCCCCTGGCAACTTGGGTTTAGGTTCAGGGGGAAGTGGGATTTCACACGATGGAAGCACAGCAGACGGGGTTTTAACATACAAAGATTCAGACGAAGCAACTGTCGAGTCAAATCTTACCTTTGATGGTTCCACTTTGACAGTTTCTGGCGATATACTTGTCAATCAATATATTAAACACAACGGCGATGAAAATACGCACATCAATTTTGCTGATAATAAGATAATCCTCAAAGCAGGCAACATATCATTTGTTAAAGTCGATAAAAAAGACTCTGCACCTCACGAAATCACCATTAACGATGGAAGTAATAATATTGATTTTATCGTTAAGGGTAACGGCTCCAATGGGGGAAACCCCGGAATGAAGTTTGATGCATCTACAAATAAGTTAGGTATTAATGGAGTAGGTACTCCCACATACGAACTAGATGTCGCCGGCAATATTGGGCTTCATGAGTATATTTACCATAACGGTGATGATGACACCTTTATTCGATTTGAAACCGATAATATCAGTTTATCGGCCGGCGGGACCGCATTAACCATCGCTGATGGAGGTAAGGTTACATTCCCTGCCGGCTTTGATGTGGGATCAGATGCCGCAGGTGATATACTATACCACAACGGCACTAGTTACGTTCGCCTAGCAAAAGGTTCTGCCGATCAAGTGCTTACCATGAACGACGCGGCCACGGCCCCTAACTGGGAAAATGCAGCAGGAGGCGGAGGTTCTGATACATTCGTCATGTCACAGGCTATTGAACAAACTGCTAATATGTCTACTGGCTACTATTATTATAAGGCCGGAGTTGGCAGTTATATTTTTACAAACAGCATCAGTACTTCAAATTTTGCTACGACATTTCCTTATTGGAGAATAGGTAGATATGCCACATCTGGAGTTCTAGTAGTAGATGCAAACCTAACAGGCTATCACCTCACAGGCCACAAAGATGGGTCAGATAATGACACTATAACTCTAAAAGTGTGGAAAGCCCCAGCCCCCAGCGATGGAGCATCTGAAACTGGCACAACTACGTTGGTGGAGATGATATCTGTTGAGCTTGATGTTAACGGAAATCAAATGATAAATAAGAGCGGCACACTAAGTTCATCAAACTCATTCTCTGCTGGTGACCAATGGCTTATTACGCTCAATGCGACTAGTGCGTATATGTCTTCTGACCATTATCTTCAACTTTCTCTAAAATTTGAACCATCTTAAAGACTTCTTGACTTATATTTGTTTATAAAGTATATTTAAGTCATGATTCGCATTATAGGTAAAATACCACCAAAAGTTACTATTGCTTGTTCCGGCGGCATCGACTCTATGGTTTTCACTAATTTCCTCTTACAAGGAAAAAGAGAAGTAGAGTTAGCTTATTTTAATCATGATACCAAACATGGCCAAGACGCAGAAGAATTTGTAAAAGAATATGCGGAAAAGAATAATCTAAAACTGAATATCGGAAGAGTAAAGGGCACAAAGGGTAAACGCTCTGTAGAAGAATTCTGGCGTGATGAGCGATACGCTTTTTTTGACACTCTTGAGAGTGATTATATCATAACCTGCCATCATTTAGGTGATTGTGTCGAAACTTGGATTATGTCAAGTTTACATGGAACAGGAAAAGTGATACCATTTAGGAGAGCATCAAATATCTACAGGCCCTTTTTGATGACAGAAAAAAAGAGCATAAAAAGATATGCTGAAAAGCACCAAGTATCTTGGATAGAAGATCCATCCAACTCAAGCATTCACTATATGCGAAATTATGTTAGAAAAAATATAGTACCGCACGCCTTGAAGGTCAATCCAGGATTAAGAAAAGTTCTTCGTAAAAAAATGCTTGAACTTTATGTAAAATAATAGTATATTAGTTTTTATCGGACCTCTAGCTCAATCGGTTAGAGCATCCGGCTCATAACCGGCAGGTTCGCGGTTCAAGTCCGCGGAGGTCCACCAATATTTAAGGAGTAGTATGAGAGATTATTTTTGGGGTTCAAGCGAAGAAGAAAAGCAACCCAAAACAATTCATGAGGTAACCCAAGAAAGCACTGGGCATGCCTCTGAGGATTTTAATGTCGTAGAATTTAGCCACAATAGAATTTATTTTTATTCTGGGGTCACTAGGCCAAAAATTTTAAAATTAAATAAAGGTATTTTCAATATGAACATCAGCATGGCTTCGAAGTCCGGACCCCTCGGGTATGAGCCACCTCCAATTATGCTGCATATTAATAGTTATGGTGGTAGTGTTTTCGCAGGCCTATCAGCCGTTGATTATATTAAAAATTCTAAGATTCCTGTTCACACTGTTATTGATGGCTGCGCAGCTTCCGCCGCAACTCTGATGTCCTGCGTCGCAGAGAGAAGATATATGCATAAAAATGCATGTATGTTAGTACATCAACTTTCTGGTATGATGTGGGGTAAATTTCAAGAGATGCAGGATGATATGGAAAACTCGGAGATGTTAATGAAGAAAATAAAAAATATCTACAAAGAGCACACAAAGATTCCTAAAAAAGAAATGGACAATATTCTAAAACATGACATTTGGTGGGAGGCCGAAAAATGTTTAGAATATGGATTAGTGGATGAGTTAATTTAATATGAAAACTAGATCTGTAACATCAAAAGAGTCTTTAGATATATTAAAACCATTAGCAGAAAAAGAAGATTTTATTAATTTCACCGGCCACAAAAAGTTTCCACATAAAGGTTTGGGAGAAAATGTATATCGGTTTACTATAAACATCATGTCTTTAGACTTGTTAATAAGTATCATGGAACACGAGCAGGTACAAAATGTATATTTTACACCATCATCTCCACCCACCGGCGCCGGCATGGATAGTATTTCTATGATATACAAGGTTTACGTTAAGTATCATCCTGTTGAAGAATAAAAAGCTCTAACATTTTTTGAGTTCTTAATAAAAAGTTTTTAACTCTACTATGATTTATTATTAAAGTTGAGTTTTTAAAGTTAGGGTGTACAGCAAAAACAACTCCATATATCCTATTAGAAAGCGACAAAACAGCGCCCCCACTAGAGCCTCCATGAGAAGGTAAGCTGGTTATTGACACAAACTTATCTATTGGCCCACTGTACACTCCTTTAAGCATTAATACATTCGGAGGGTGGTATATTCCTAGTGGCGCCCCCATATAGTAAATATCTTCTCCATTCTTGGGCGCCCTCGTTTCAATTTTAATATCATCATCTTGACCTTTTAGCCCCATAACAACAAGGCTACACAAGTCGGCACTTGTATGTGTGGCAAGTTCAGCAATCACAGTCTTAGCACTAAAAAATCTATTTTGATAATTTTGAACCATAATTTCTTCTTCTAAGCTGTATGAAAAAGTTGGGTCCTTTTTGTTAATTTCATGACTTGAATCGCAAACATGCCCAGAGGTCAATACAACTGCGTATTCTTTTACAACTTTAACAAAAGCTCCCGAGCCACTTCTTCCAAACTTTTTTGTTTCACATTGCTTTGTTGGATCTTTCTGTTTTTTCTTAAAGCACTTGGTTATTGTAAGTGTCTTATATACTTTAACAAATTTGTCTGTAGGTGGATTTTTTATAACAGAAGTGTTATGAATCATTGTACATCCTGTACAAAAAATAAAAAAAGCATATAAAAATAGGATTTTCCACTTCATCTATAATAAGTATACAAAAGAAAACACTTTTTTTAAGTGTATGAGAATTTTTCGAGGATTTAACAATGATATATTTAGTTTTGATTGGCTTGCTGGGCCTAGGCCAATTTAATACTTCAGTGCCCCCATTTCAGGCCAACACAGTACAATTTGAAACACACGATGGAAAGAGTGTTTCGCACAACAATAAAATAATATACACAAAAGCACCAACAGCATGGGTAAAACTTATTAATAATTGATATTTATTATGATACTATCGTTCTAGATAATATCAAGGATATCGATTTTGGCTAAGAAGACTTACGTTTTAGATACAAATGTTTATTTAACAGAAGCTGAATCTATAATGTCATTTTCAAATAATGACATTTTGGTTCCCCTTAAGGTTTTAGATGAAATAGACAAACACAAAAAAAGACAAGATGTTGTAGGAGCCCAGGCTAGACATACAATACGAAAACTAGACCATTTACGCAGCAAAGGAAATCTTTTCAAAGGAGTACGTCTAGATAAGGGAAAAGGAATAATAAAAGTTAAAAGTTATAACCCCCTTTGCTTGCCTGACGACTTGGACTTGGAAGATGCAGATAATCAAATTATTGCGACTGCGTTATCGGAAATGGACCAAAACCCATCCAGAAAAGTCATTATGGTATCCCGAGACATAAACATGAGGGTTAAGTGTGACGCTTTAGGGATAACAACTGAAGATTACCAAGTAGAGCAAGTGGTCGCTAAATCTGATGATTTGTACTCCGGAACAGCAGAAATCCTTGTTGATGAACAATTGATTGATGATTTCTATGCTGGTAAGCCTGTTACACTTGATTACAAGAACTTAAATCCAAATCAGTTTATAATGCTAGTATCTAATTCGAATCCCAAAAAAGCAGCACTTGCGAGGTTTACAAACAGTGATACTCCACTAAAAAAAGTCCAACAAGTCAACGCCTGGGATACAAGACCCAGAAATAAAGAACAACAGTATGCCCTCAACTTACTCATGGATCCAGAAGTTCCTGTTGTTAGCCTCATTGGGAAAGCCGGCTCCGGTAAGACCTTGTTAGCTTTGGCTGCTGGTTTGGAGCAAACCCTTGGAAAATCAATATATAAAAAGATGGTTGTAACAAAGCCGGTAGAACCAGTTGGTAAGGACATAGGCTTTTTACCTGGTACGCTTGAAGAAAAAATGATGCCATGGCTTGCCCCTATACAAGATAACTTGCAATTTCTTATGGGTGATGATAAAATGACATTAGACATGTATCACGAAAAAGGTCAAATAGAAGTTGAAGCTATGACATTTATTCGCGGGCGATCAATATCAAACGCGTTTATTGTTATTGACGAAGTTCAAAATATGACACAGCACGAAATTAAAACTGTCTTAACCCGTGTTGGAGAAGGTACTAAGATCGTCCTTACGGGCGATATTGAACAAATAGATAACGTGTATATAGACGCAACTAATAATGGCCTCTCATACGTCGTAGAGCGCCTTAAAAGTGAAACCATTACTGGGCACGTAACATTAATGAAAGGAGAAAGGTCAAAAGTTGCGACGATTGCGGCTTTGAAGCTATAAAAATGAATTTAGAGATTAACAAAGATAGTGAACTAAAAGAAATAATTGTAAATTATGTAGGAAACAAAACAAACCCAAAAGACGACGAAGTAACATTAGAGCACATAGCAGAGATATTTTCTGAAGAGTTTCCAGAGTTTTTATTGACTTTGGCCGAAGAAAACTGGATCAATGGATACACTCAAGCACTTAATGATGTTGATTTCGTAAAAAACGAGATGAAAAAACAAAATGTCACTGAAGAACTCAATCAAGAATAAACAAAATAGATCAAAAAGATTTACCTGGAAGGGCGTAGAGGTAATCGTAAAAGACCAAATTATAGACCCAGAGATCAACTTAAGGGTTGTCTTAGATACAATTGGTTCCAAGATTCCAAAAACTTTCTTAACGAACGTTGATGTAATATATGTTGGAGATTTTGATTTTTTCAAAGAAAGGGATATTCAAGCTATGTATGAAAATTCTTGTATCTTTGTGACTAATCAACAAGATAGCGTTGAAGATATGTGTGATGATGTAGTTCATGAAATTGCCCACTCCTTAGAAGAGGTTTATCGCAGTATGATATATTCTGATGGTCAAATAGAGAAAGAGTTTCTACAAAAAAGAAAGCAATTATATTCTACTTTAAGAGGAGAGGGGTACGAAGCAGATCTTATTAATTTTCTAAATCCTATCTATAAAAAAGATTTCGACGAATACTTGTACAAAGTTATCGGATATCCAGCTTTGAATATGTTAAGTGCTGGTATATTTTATTCTCCGTATGCTGCCACTTCATTGAGGGAATATTTTGCCAATGGTTTTGAGGCATTTTTTTATTTTGGGGAATATGATTTTATAAAAAAGTATTGTCCCGAGTTGTTTATAAAACTTAGTGAACTTATGGAGCAAAACAATGATTAAAGATATAATAGAAACAATTGAAGGAGAATTTTTAACTGTAAATGTTTTATGTAAGGAAAGAAAGTTTTGTTCAATTCCAATAAAATTCTTGACAACCGAAGAAGTTGTTGATAAGATAAATAATAAATATAAAGTTTTAACAACAGTTAGTGCGCCAAAATACAAGGTTGGCAACTCTGTAACAAGAGGCATAAAAACTCATGGTACGTGGAAATTTAAAGTTGAAATAGAAAAGCCCCCCGTACAGAAAAAAGAAGAAAAAATTGAAAAACCTAAACCGAAAACAAAAAGCACAAGAACTCCAAAAACTTCACCAACCGCCAAACAAAAGCAAACCAGCCAAAAGCCCTCACTCAGAGGCAGAATATCAAAGCTTGCCAATAAAGAAGATTAGTTATTCTGAATTTAAGAACTGGACAGAATGCCCCTATCGCCACAAGCTGATATACATAGATAAGCTTCCATATTTTTCAGGAAACGAATATACGGCTTTTGGAACCGCTATACATAAGGCCTGCGAAGAAAAAATACCAAACAATCAAGTTGATGCGCATGAAGTATTTCAGCAAACATTCCTTGAAGAACTTAGGGTGCTAAAAGCAGAGGGTCACGACTTTAATAAAGGCCTTGTAACAGAAATGAGATCCCAGGCTAAACTAATATGTGATAATATTTTGTCATCTGTATTAGAGCACTTTGGGGAGTTTACTGTAGTTTCTATTGAAGAGGAGCTATTAGAAGATATAAATGATTTTGACTCCCATGGTAGAAAGTTCAAAGGGTTTATTGATTTAGTCATAAAAACACCAGATGAGAAATACCACATCATCGATTGGAAAACTTGCTCTTGGGGCTGGAATAGCAAAAAGAAGGCTGACAAAATTGTAAATTATCAACTCACGATGTATAAGCACTTCTTTTCAAAGAAGCACAACATTGACCCAAAGAACATTGAAACGCACTTCGCACTCCTAAAAAGAACAGCCAAAAAAAACAATATTGAGATCTTTCGCGTAACATCTGGAGAAAAGAAAACAAATAACTGCTTAAGTAGTTTGGAAAAATCTGTTATAAATATGGAAAAAGGAGTAGCCATAAAAAATAGGTTATCCTGCAGATATTGTAAATTTTACCAAACAGAGAATTGTAAATGAAAAAGAAAAAAATATTAGTGATTGCTGACAGTCCACTAGCTCCATCCGGCGTGGGTACTCAGACAAGATATATGATTGAAGCGATGTTAATGACCCAGGAGTATTCGTTTGTTTGTCTTGCCGGAGCTTTAAAGCACGCCAGTTATCAGCCACTAAAGGTAGACCCCCATGGGGACGATTGGATAATTCACCCTGTCGATGGTTACGGAAACCCACAAACAATAAGAGATGTTTTGGAACACTACAAGCCAGACTTTATGTGGTTTATGACTGATCCGAGATTTTATGTTTGGTTATGGAATATGGAGGACGAGATTAGGCCTCACATTCCAATGATATATTATCATGTTTGGGACAACTATCCGTACCCAAATTTCAACAAAAAATA